CCACCGGTGCTGATGATGGCAGGGCAGCAGCGACAACATGAGCGCCCCCGTTTTATGGGTCTGGGTATTCGGTATCCATCCCGATGTAAAAGACACGACCACCCGGAAATTGCTTATCGGGGCTTTGGCTGCTCTCCCCTCCCGGGGACAATATATGAAAGGATTGATGTGAATGAGCTATGCAAAGCTGCGCGGTAAAATCCGCGAGGTGTACGGGACGCAGGAAGCCTTTGCTGAAGCAATCGGGCTTTCTAAGGCTGGGCTTTCCATGAGACTGAATAACAAGATCAAGTGGACTGCCGATGAAATCGAAAAAACCAAGAACGCACTTGGCTTTGAAGCGGCAGAAATCGGCGAATATTTTTTTACACGAAAAGTTTAACTTTTTGAACTTAGCAGAAGGAGGTAACAGCAATGTCACGGAAGATCACCCCGGAAGAACTGGTTGACGCAGAGATCGAGCGTCTGAAGAAAACGGACGCTGTGAAGCTGGCGCAGAAGGAACAGCGGCTTTTGTACCGCAAGCGGAAATACCTTGCTGATCTGCGCTGGCTGGAAAAGCGCGGCAAGGCGCTGATGGACGAGGGCTGGACGCTGGACACGCTGGAGCTGCTGTTCAGGGACATCCCGGAGGAATAACCAGCATTCGGACAACCAATGACCGAATAGGTTAAATCATAACAGAAAGGGAGTGTTTTTGTGAAAAGTCAAAGTCAGGATGTCTATGGTGAACCGAGGGTTTTCAAGTTTCCGGGTCTGACGGCGTATGTCTACCAACCAATCCTGACGGACGAAGAAAGAGCCAGGCGCATGAAGATTATCGAAGCTGCCGCAGCGGCGGTGCTGATCGAACAAGAACAACGAAGGAGAAAAAGAGCCAATGAAGAGAGTAAAAACGAGAAACCAGCGCAAGCGGGCCTTTAAGGACGCTTGCTTGACGGCCCTGATGGTGCTGCTTTTGGTGGCCGTGGCCGTGCTGGCCATGCGGACATGGGTTGAGAGCCCGGCAGAGCGACCAGTCACCTATGAGCAGCACATAGCCCACATTCAGGCGGTAGGCGGTGATTCCCATGTACGCACCTGACAATTACAGTCAGTGGGAGGAACACGAAAGGCAAGCCGAAGCGCGGCTTGCAAGGCGGCCTGTGTGCTATGAGTGCGGCGGACACATACAGGACGATGAATGCTGGGAGATGAACGGCGAACTTATCTGCACGGACTGCCTTGAAGCAAACCACAAGAAATGTACGGAGGATTACATAGAATGAAGGTTCTTGAACTTTTCGCCGGGACGCGAAGCATCGGCAAGGCCTTTGAAGCCCACGGTCACGAAGTGTTTTCTGTCGAGTGGGACAAGCACTTTGAAAACATTGACCTTTATGCCGACATCATGACGGTCACGGCTGATAACATCATCCAGCGGTTCGGCAGACCGGATGTTATATGGGCAAGCCCGGACTGCACGACATTCAGCATTGCGGCAATCAGCCATCACAGGCGCAAGAACGCCGTTACCGGCAATCTTGATCCTGTCAGCGAATACGCGAGGTTCTGCGATGCGGTGGATCAGCATGTTTTACAGCTTATCCGTGAGCTGAAACCGAAGTTTTACTTCATCGAAAATCCCCGTGGTGGCATGAGAAAGATGACCTGGATGCAGGGACTTCCCCGTTACACAGTCACATATTGCCAATACGGTGACACAAGAATGAAGCCAACTGACATCTGGACAAACCATCCTGATCCGCAGTTTAAGCCGATTTGCAAAAACGGTGATCCATGCCACGAAAGAAGCCCAAGAGGGGCAACCATCAGGAAGGCAAAGCAAATGGGTATCATCCTTCCCCGTGGTGGAACAAGTGCGCTGAAGAACAGTATGGAAAGGTCAAAGATACCTGAAGCCCTGTGCCAACACATTGTAGAAATCTGCGAAGAACCTTATGACATTCTGTATTAGTGCCACGGTCAGCCCCAAATCTGCTAAATCTCAAAAGGAGTGAAAGCCTTGATAGAAATGAAAATCCTGTCAAGCCACGATGAATGGCTGAACGCAAGAAAAAACTACATCGGCGGTTCTGACGCGGCGGCGGTGCTTGGCTTGAATCCGTACAAGTCCAATCTTGAACTGTGGCAGGAAAAGACCGGCATTGTTACACCGGAAGATATAAGCGAAAAGCCGTATGTGAAATATGGTCACGCCGCTGAAAGCTATCTGCGGGAACTGTTTGCGCTGGACTTTTCCGAATACGAAGTGGGCTATGCGGAAAACAACTTGTGGCTGAATGACAAATATCCTTTTGCCCATGCATCCCTTGATGGATGGCTTACGGATCAGGACGGCAGGAAGGGCATTCTTGAAATCAAGACCACCAACATCCTTCAGAGTATGCAGAAGGAAAAGTGGGATCACAGAATCCCGGATAACTACTACATACAGGTACTCCATTATCTGATGGTCACGGAATTTGATTTTTCCGTCCTGAAAGCCCAACTGAAATATGAATTTCCGGGCGGTGACATCATGCTTCAGACGAAGCACTACAAGATTGAACGCGCAGAGGTCCAGGAAGATATTGCATACCTGATGCAGAAAGAATCCGACTTCTGGAAAAGCGTTCAGGCCAAAAAGAAACCGGCGCTTCTGCTGCCGGAAATTTAAGAAAAGGAGAAACACATGGAATTAAAGATCAACGAAGTGACGCTTCCTGCGCCGATAACCTTCAACTATGAAGAACTGAAGTCAGAGCTGCTTCACAAGGTGTCTGTCTATGAAACTATGGTTTACACGGAAGATCAGGTGAAGGAAGCCAAGGCAGACCGTGCGGCGCTGAACCGGTTAAAGAAAGCCCTGAATGATGAACGCATTCGGCAGGAAAAAGAGTATATGCAGCCGTTCAATACCTTCAAGGCACAGATTGCCGAACTTGTCAAGATTATTGATAATTCGGTGTCTGTCGTGGACAAGCAGGTCAAGGAGTTTGACGAAAAGAAGAAGGCAGAAAAGCTGGATGCGATTCTTGAATACTTTGGTATCGCTCTTGCTGCAAAGCTTCCTTCTGTCCCGCTGAATCATCGACTTGTGGTTGATGACAAGTGGCTGAATGCTTCTGTTTCCATGAAGTCCATTCAAGAAGCCATTGATGCGAAGCTGGATCAGGTTGCGAAAGACCTTGCTGTTATCGCTTCTCTGCCGTCCTATGCGTTTGAAGCGCGGGAGTGCTATGTTGATACCCTTGACCTTGCAAGAGCCGTCAGCGAAGCCCACAGGCTCCAAGAACAGGCTGAAAAGAAGGCGGCATGGGAAGCAGAGCAGCAGAAGCGGAAGGAAGAAGCGGACGCAATAAAGCCTTCGCAGGTCATGACCAATATCAATGACCTGGATGACATTGAAAACCTTCCTTCCCGTAAGTGGATTGGTTTTCAGGCGCTTCTTTCCGCTGACGAAGCAAAGGCGCTGGGCGCTTGGCTCAGAAGCAACGGCATCAGATATAAGGCTATATAAGAAAGGATGAACGACAATGGCAGTTAATAATTCACTTCAGAAGTCACAGAAGCGGCTTGGCATCGGTTCCTATCTCACAGGCGATGCGGTCAAGCAGCGTATCAATCAGGTCATCGGCGGCAAGGACGGCCAGCGGTTCATTTCTGCTGTCGTGTCTGCGGTGCAGACAAATCCGGCACTTCAGGAATGCACAAATCAGAGCATCCTTTCCGCTGCTCTGCTGGGCGAAAGTCTGAAGCTGTCCCCTTCTCCCCAGCTTGGACAATATTACATGGTTCCCTTCAATGACAAGGAGCGCGGCAAGGTGGCGCAGTTCCAGCTTGGCTATAAGGGTTATATCCAGCTTGCTATCCGTTCCGGCCAGTACAAGAAGCTGAATGTCCTTGCAATTAAGGCCGGGGAACTGGTCAAGTTCGATCCTCTGAATGAGGAAATCGAAGTCAAGCTGATCGAGGATGAAGAACAGCGCGAAGCGGCTGAAACCATCGGCTACTATGCCATGTTCGAGTATACCAACGGCTTCAGAAAGGCGCTGTATTGGAGCAAAAAGAAGATGGAAGCCCACGCCCTTAAATACAGTCAGGGCTATAAAAATGACAAGAAGAAAGGCACGGCTTACACCTTCTGGTCAAAGGACTTTGACGGCATGGCATACAAGACCATGCTGCGGCAGCTTATAAGCAAGTGGGGCATCATGTCAATCGACATGGCTTCTGCCATTGATGCTGATATGGCCGTCATCAACGAGGACGGCACGAAGGACTATGTTGACAATGACCCTGATGTCATCGTCATGGAGCAGCCTTCCGAGCCTGAACAGGCAACCAGCGAACAGAACGACATTCAGGCGGCTTTGTTCGGGGGTGAAGGTCAGTGAACAAAGTAATTCTGATTGGCCGCTTGACGGCTGATCCCGACATCCGGCGCACACAGTCCGGCAAGTGTGTTGCTTCCTATCGCTTGGCGGTGGACAGGCCTTTCAAGTCTGACGGCCAGCCGGAAGCGGATTTCATCAACTGCGTTGCCTGGGGCAAAAACGGCGAGTTTTGCCAAAGATACCTTCACAAAGGCATGAAGATTGCCCTTGAAGGCCGTATTCAGACCAGAACCTATGACGACAAGGACGGCATAAAAGTCTATGTGACTGAAATCATTGTCGAACACCACGAATTCTGCGAAGGCAAGCGGTCTGCCGATTCCGGCGGCTATGCGGAACCGGCGCAGGGATTCACAGAGATTGACGATGACGGAAGCGACCTTCCGTTCTGAAAGGATGGGGCTACATGGGAACATCAAGTTTAGAGCGAAGGATAAAGGCGCTTGATACTAAAATTTCCGCGGCAAAGGCTCTTCCCCTGTGGTGCATGAGCCTTTCAAATGACACGCTTATACCGCTTATTAACCACATGAAATGGGGCGGAGTGTTTCAAGAAAGCAATATGGACAAAAAAACATTGATGAAAATCCGTGGAATAGGGGAAAAACGCGCCGAAGAAATTCTAATGGTTTACAAAAGGTGGTGTGAAAGTGGCCGTAAATAGCAAGCAAAAGGGCGCACGATTTGAACGGCTGCTTGCTTCAAAATTCCGTGAATACGGCTATGGTGCCAGACGCACAGCGCAATACTGCGGCAACACTGGTGATGCTTCCGATGTTGTAGGCCTTAATGGCCTACACATCGAAGCAAAACACCAGGAGACTATGCGCCTTTATGACTGGATGGCACAGGCAAAGCGGGACGCTGAAGCTGGCGGCGAAGGTAGACTTCCGGCTGTGTTCCACAAGAAAAACAATGCGCCGATCCTTGTAACAATGGAACTTGACGATTTCATGAATCTTTACAGGGAATGGGAAGCTGGCTTTGATCTATACGCAAGAAAGGACGGTGAACCGAATGACACAATGCGAAAGAATCATCAGACACCTTGAAGATTACGGCAGTATCACCAGCGCAACCGCAATGGAGGAATACGGTATCATGCGGCTTGCTTCCAGGATCAGCGACCTGAAAAAGCAGGGTGTTTCCATCAAGACAGAGATTGTCAGCGGCAAGAACCGCTACGGTGAGCGGACAAGCTACGCCCGGTATTCTTTGGGGGGCGGCAAGTGTGGCTGATGTAAAGTGGATTAAGATCACAACGGATATGTTCGACAACCGCAAAATCAAGCACCTGCGGCGGCTCCCGGACGGAAACAACATCGTCCTGATTTGGGTAATGCTGCTGACAATGGCCGGGCGGTGCAATTCCAATGGGCTGATCTTTCTGACAGAAAATATCCCCTACACCCCGAAAATGCTTGCTGATGAACTGGACTTTGAAGAAAACACCGTCCGGCTTGCGCTGGAAGCACTTGAACAGCTTGGCATGGTGGTGACAGACAACGGTTTCTTTTCCATCGCCGGTTGGGAAGAACATCAGAACATCGAAGGCATGGATAAAATCAGGGAAAGCAAGCGCCTTGCGCAAGCCAGATGGAGGGCAAAACAAAAGGCACTTCAATCTACCGTAGATTCTACGAGATGTCTTGTAGACGATGCAGAAGAAGATATAGAAGAAGAAAAAGAAGAAGAAATAGAAAGAGATAAGATAGATTATAAGGGAATCGTAGCCACCTTCAATTCCGTCTGTGTCTCCTTCCCTTCTGTAAGGGCTTTATCTGATGCACGGAAGAAAGCGATAAAGGCCCGGCTGAACAACTATTCTGTTGAGGACTTCAAAACGCTGTTTGAAAAGGCCGAAGCATCGTCTTTCTTAAAGGGAAAAAACAGCAGTAATTGGTCAGCAACATTCGACTGGCTTATTAAGGATTCCAATATGGCAAAAGTCCTTGATGGCAACTACGATGACAGGGCCGGAAGCCCAGGCCCAAACCATCAGCCCTATCACAAGCAGTCCAAAGCTGAAGAACTGGATGACTTCTACAAGATGGCTGCGGAATGGAGTGAATCATGAAATATCCCTGTAAAGGCTGCGCGGAAAGAGCCGCTGGGTGTCACGACACTTGCAAGAAATACATAGACGCAAAGACGGTCATTGAAAGCGAAAATACCACGATCAAGAGGGCGAAGATGGAACAGAGGGCTTTCGATGATTACAAAGTGGGGATTGTGACATCAACAAAGAAAAAAACAAGGGGGTGCAAGTAATGGAAAAACGGGAATTCGGATTGTTCGCTTCTGCAATCCGCACTTACTACCCGCGAGAACAGATTCTTCCGAACAAGGAAGCTATGGAACTGTGGTTCCGTGAGCTGCAAGACATTCCCTTCCCTGTCGCCGAAGCTGTCCTTCGGAAATGGGTGTCAACAAATAAGTGGTCACCTTCTATTGCGGACATCCGGGAGCTGTCTGCCAATGTCCAAAACGGTGACATCCCGGATTGGGGCGAAGGGTGGGAAGAAGTTCTGAGGGCAATTAAAAGGCACGGAATGTACAATGTGCAGGGCGCTATGGATAGTTTCTCACCGCTGACCAGGAAAACTGTCGAACGGCTTGGATTCAGAAATATTTGCATTTCTGAAAACCCGATGGCTGAACGGGCTAATTTCCGGCAGTGCTATGAAATCCTTGCCAAGCGGGAGCAGGCGCGGCAGCAGGTAGCGCTTCCCTTGCAGGACACGATCAAGCAGCTACAAAGCGGATTCGCTATGATTGAAGAAGGGAGTGAAAATCATGATTGACCTGAAGCCGTGCCCGAAGTGTGGGTATAAACCGCTGTTCGGCTATGCTTGCGGGGAATATTTCATTGTGGGGCAGCATGAAGGGTGCCCGGTATGTGACAATTTCAGAGAAATGCACGCTTCCAGAGAGCAGGAAGCGGAAGCGTGGAACAGGAGGGCCGACAATGGCTGAATACATCGAGCGAGGCGCGTTGATGCAATTCCCCATCCGTCGCGATCATTACGACAGAAAGAACGGCAACAAGCATTTTATAAACGGCATTGAATCGGTGTTGGAATATGTGGAGAATTTACCCTCAGCCGATGTTGCCCCTGTTACACATGGTAGGTGGTTGGATGATGGCGATTTTGTAATTTGTCCTCGATGTGAAGCTGAAATGGACAAAAAGAATAGCCTCGGCGCAGACAATCACAAGAATTATTGCCCAAACTGCGGTGCGAAAATGGATGGAGGCGCAAGCGAATGATCTGCCTTTATGTGGTCATGATCCTCTCTGAGCTGGTGGGTGCTGGCGAAGCCCTAAAGGCGGCATCGCCTGAAACCATAGCTGCTGCGGCGCTGTGGGTGCTTTGTGACATCGAACTATGCAAACTTATTTTCAGGAGGCGGTAACGATGCGACTGATTGATGCGGATGCGGTGAAATTCAATTTTCAGTACGGTTATGACGATAACGGTATTCTACTTGTACCATATAGAGACGCAAAAAAGCTGATTGAAGCGGCAAAAACTGTGGACGCTGTGCCTATTGTACGGTGTAAGGATTGCAAGTATTACAACCGGGGTGAATTACTTGCCCCGAACAAGTTCTGTTTTCGCTTGAAGCACCCGACAGAAAATCGGCTAATCGGCTACAACTTTGCACCCAATGATTTTTGCAGCAGCGGCGAACGGAAGGAAGGTGATACCGATGGAAGCTGAGAAAGACAATTCTGCAAAGCGATACCTTCAGCAGATCAGGCGGCTTGATACGAAGATCAACCGGGATATTGAAGAACTGCACCGCCTGAAAGCTATGGTCACGAAGATCACACCAACGCTGAAGCAGGATGTTGTTTCTGGCGGTGGCAGTCAGGACAAGCTTTCTGATGCTGTGGCGAAAATTGTTGACCTTGAAGCAGAGATTAACCGGGAGATTGTCCGGCTTGTTGACGCGAGAGCTGCCGTGACAGCGACAATAGACCGGGTGGAGGATGCACGGCTACATACTGTCTTGAATATGCGCTATGTGCAGTTCAAAACATGGGAGCAGATAGCGTGTTATATGGGGCGTTCTTATCAATGGGTTTGTAAACTTCATGGGACAGCTCTGCAAGCTGTTGAAAAAATCATCAAAATTTCCGAAGAAAATGACATTAGTTGATAGAAGTTTATAGTTGAAATGTGATATTGTTATAATAGAAAATTTATAGCTTCCGAGGAAGCGCAACTTGATAAGCCTGACAGGGCATTCCCTGTTGGGCTTTTTCTATTTCAAGCACCAGTGTTCTTTCTTGCCAGTGAAAGTGCATTAAATACCTCACTCCGGGGGCGGTGGCGTTAGGCCGCCGCCTATGGTGCAATAAATTACTGAAAGGCGGTGAGATTGTGGCTGATAAGAAGCTGACGGCAAAACAACAGCGGTTTTGTGACGAATACCTGATTGACCTGAATGCAACGCAGGCCGCAATCAGAGCCGGGTATTCAAAGAAAACGGCTGGCGTAATTGCAACAGAAAACCTACAAAAACCTAATATCCGTGATTACATCGACAAACGGATGAAAGAGAAAGAAGCGGCGCTTGTTGCTGACCAAGATGAAGTCATGAGATACCTTTCAGCGGTAATGCGAAGGGAAATGACGGAATCTGTTGTTGTCACGCTATCAAAAGAAGAAACAAAATATGTTCCCGATTCAAACGGAACAATGCGAAAGCAGACAAAAAAAGAAGAAATACCGCAGGTTGTTGAAATTCCGGCGCGGCTATCTGATGCAAATAAAGCCGCTGAACTGCTTGGTAAGGCGTACGGAATTTACACCGATAAAGTTGAAGCGGAAGTTGACATGGAACTGAATATCACGGTGGATTACGGTGACGAAGATGAAAATTGATGTACTTGGAACAAAATACACGGTCATAATCACAACGGCACAGAAGGACAGCTTTCTGAAGCAGGCTGACGGTTATTGTGATAAGACATCGAAGAAGATAGTTGTCAAGGACAGGGATGATGATTGTGAACTTGAAATCTTTGAAGTATACAAAAAAACATGTTTGCGGCATGAAATCATTCATGCCTTTCTTTTTGAATCCGGTTTGCACCAAAACTTCCACCATGATGAGTGGGGACATGAAGAAACAATGGTTGACTGGATTGCCACACAGTTCCCAAAGATGGTGGCTGCTTTTAAGGCGGCTGATGCGCTGTGAAGATTAAAGTTCAAGCAAACCCCTGTTTCAAAGAGGTTGACCGCAGCACAAAGCGCTATATCGTGATGAAAGGTTCTGCTGGCTCTGGGAAGAGCGTTGACACGGCGCAGAATTACATCCTACGGCTGATGCGGGATAAGGGCAGGAACCTTGTCTGCATCCGCAAATCAGACATCACAAACCGCGACAGCACCTTCGCAGAGCTGACCGGCGCTATTTACCGTATGTTTGGAGATCAAGCGGAACGGTACTGGCAAATCAATATGTCCCCTTTGCAGCTCACCTGCAAGGCCAACGGAAACAAGATCATCTTCAGGGGCATGAACGATGACAAGCAGCGTGAAAAGCTGAAGTCCATCACATTCCAGCGCGGCAAGCTGACTGATGTATGGTGCGAAGAAGCCACGGAGCTGACACAGGCCGATGTGGAAATCATAGATGACCGTTTGCGTGGCGAATTGCCGCCAGGTCAGTTTTATCAAATCAGAATGACCTTCAATCCGGTGAACAAGAATCACTGGATTAAGAAGGCCTTTTTTGATATGCCGGATGACAATGTTCTGACACACCACAGCACATACCTGATGAACCGTTTCATAGATGATGCATACAAGGCCCGTATGGAGCGCAGAAAGGCCGTTGATCCTGAAGGGTATCAGATATATGGCCTTGGGGAATGGGGCGAAATAGGCGGCTTAATTCTCCATAATTGGGAGGTTAAAGAGGTTAGCCGGAACCTGAACGATTATGACGATATTGCCATAGGCCAGGACTTTGGATTTAACCATGCCAATGCCTTGTTGCTGCTGGGCATAAAGGACGATGACATTTCCATCCTGTCTGAAATCTATGTCTTTGAGAAGGACACTTCAGAGATCATACAGCTTGCAAAGGACATGGATGTCCCCAGCAAAAAACAGATGTGGTGTGATTCCGCAGAGCCGGACAGAATCAAGATGTGGCAGAAGGCCGGGTTCCGCGCAAGGGGCGTGGACAAGGGCGGCTCTGCCGGGTCAGTCAAAGCGCAGATTGACTGGCTGAAGCAGCGAAAAATATATGTCCATCCGCATTGCGTGAATACCATCAAAGAGTTGCAGCAATGGAAATGGAAAAAAGATGATAAGTCAGGCGAATATCTTGATGAACCTGTCCCTTTTCAGGATGATGCAATGGCAGCATTGCGATATGGTGTTGAGGGCTGGCGAAAGGTCAAGAAGTGGCTGACTTAATCGCAAACACAAAATGAAAGAGAGTGCCACACAATGACAATCAGAGAAATCCTATACGGCAGCGGCGGTGCGCTGGTGCTTATCATGTCGCTTTTGCAGGTGTCCAAAATCAACATCAACCCGTGGACAGCAATATTCGGATGGATTGGAAAGCAGCTCAATCACGAGGTGCTGAAAAAGGTTTCCGCACTTGAAAAGAACATGAAAACAATGCAGACGGACATTGACACGATTCGGGACGAAGGCCGGGAGCGCCACGCCAAGGACTGCCGTGTTAGGATTTTGAGGTTTGCCGATGAAATCTATTTAGGCACAAACCATAGCCAGGAGCATTATAAACAGGTGCTTGGCGACATCACAGCATACGAAAAATACTGTGATGACCACGCAGAATTTGAAAACCAAATCGCCGTGTCGGCAATCAGGCAGATAAAAGAAGCCTATGACCGGCACACACGGCAGCACGATTTTTTACAGTAAGGCGGTGAATCCCTATGCTTACAGTCAGTGAGATTAAGACATTCATGGATAGCGATGCAGCAAGCACCAAGAAGCGGCTTGCAAAGGTAGGATTGAAATACTACGAGGGCAACCATGATATTAACAACTATCGGATTTTCTTCTTTGACGCAGACGGGAAGCTCCAGGAAGATAATACCAAGAGCAATATCAGAATCAGCCATCCGTTTTTCAAGCTGCTGACAGATCAGCAAGCACAGTATATGCTTTCTGCCAAAGACGGATTTGTGAAGTCGGACATCCCGGAGCTTCAGACGGAGCTTGACGCATATTTCAACGAGAATGAGTCCTTTGCCGCAGAACTGTATGAATTGCTTGTAGGCTGCATTTCCAAGGGGTTTGAGTATATGTATGCCTATAAGGATGAAAACGACAGGACGGCCTTTCAAACGGCTGACAGCATCGGTGTTGTGGAAGTCCGGGAGAAGGAAACGGATGACGGGTGCGCCTATGTGATTTACTGGTACATTGAGCGTATCGGAAAGGACAACAAGAAAATCAAGCGGATTCAGGTTTGGGACAATACCCAGACCGTTTTTTATTGCCAGGAAGATGATGGGAAGATCGAACTGGACAAGTCCGTTGAAATCAATCCAAGGCCGCATATCCTCTACAAGAAGGACGGTGACGAAAGCACCTACTATGAGGATTACGGCCTGATCCCCTTCTTCCGGCTGGATAATGGCAAAAAGCAGGTCAGCGGCGTGAAGCCCATCAAAGACCTGATTGATGATTACGACCTCATGAATGCAGGCCTTTCCAACAACATCCAGGACACCAACGAAGCACTGTATGTTGTCCGTGGTTTCCAAGGTGACAACCTGGATGAACTGATGCTGAATATCAAGGCGAAGAAGCATATCGGCGTGGACGATGAAGGCGGCGTTGACATCAAGACCGTGGACATCCCGGTGGAAGCCCGGAAAACCAAGATGGAAGTGGACGAAAAGAACATCTTCCGTTTTGGCATGGGGGTCAACACGGAAGCCCTGAAGGACACCAGCGCCACCACAAGCATTGCTATCAAGTCCGCGTATGCAAACCTTGACCTGAAGTGTGACGGCCTTCTTCCGAGCCTTAAACAGTTCATGCGCAAGCTGCTGAAGCTGGTGCTGAAGGAGATCAACGACACGCAGGGCACGGACTATGAAAACAAAGATGTGTATTTCACATTCGACCGTGAGATCATCACCAATGCGCAGGAGAACGCCACCATTGACTTGACCAAGGCACAGGAGCAGCAAACAAAGCTGACAACCATTCTGAACGCTTCTGCACAGCTTGGCGATGAACTGACCAAGCAGCTCATTTGTGAAGCATTGGAGCTGGATTATGACGATGTGAAAGACAAGCTGCCAGCGCCGGAAGATGATCCCACGGCGACTGCACAGGCGGCGCTTGGCGGCGTTATGCCGGAAGGTGATGTGATGTGAACAGATGGGAGATTGAGGTGCAGAAGTCCTTGTTTGACAGCGAGGAAGCAGCACTGAAGGAGCTTGAAAGGCAGTATGGCAAGGCCCTGAAGGAAATCAACGAAAAGGTCAAGGGCTTTCAGGCTGACATTGACCTGCTGGATCAGGCGCTTTCACAGGACGGCCTGGACGAAACCGCAAGGGCGATGCTGCAATCACAGAAGCGGTCAAAGATTTACCAGCAGAATTATCAGAGGGCGCTTCAGGGCCAGGTCAGCGGCATTTTGGACAAGATGCACGGTGACAATTACGGCACCATTGACAAATACCTGAATGGGTGCTATGAAACCGGCTATGTCGGCACAATGTACTCAATCGCCGGTCAAGGCGTTCCGCTGGTTATCCCTGTTGACCAGGCGGCTGCTGTAAAGGCCGTACTGACCGATTCCAAGGTCAGCAACGGCCTTTATAATGCGCTGGGAGTGAATGTCAAAAAGCTGAAAAAGACCATCACACAGGAGATCAGCCGGGGCATTGCGTCCTCCCTCCCCTACTCTGACATTGCCCGGAACATCAGCAGCGTGTCCAAAGCGCCGCTGTCCAGAGCGAAAACCATTGCCCGGACTGAAGGCCACCGAATACAGCAGACATCCGCCCGCGATGCGCAGTATGCGGCAAAGAAAAAAGGCGCTGATGTGGTCAAACAGTGGGATGCGGCGCTTGACGGGCGCACAAGGGATTCCCACGCAAGGGTTGACGGCGAAATCAGGGAATTGGATGAAAAGTTCTCCAATGGCCTTATGTTCCCAGGCGATCCTTCTGGTGGAGCTGCCGAAGTTGTCAACTGCCGCTGCACGGCCAACACCAGGGCAAGGTGGGCGCTGGATGATGAAGAACTTCAGACGCTGAAAGAACGCGCAGAATACTTCGGGCTGGATAAGACGAAGAATTTTGAGGAATTCAAGCAGAAGTACAATGTCGCTTCCAAAGCGACACAGGAAGCGGAAAACGGTGGTACTATTGACATAGCTCCGAATGTGTCGTATATAGATAGTACATACGGAGCCACACACGCACAGGCTGTCAAGTCAACACTTCAAAATGCTGATCCCGAAGTCAAGGCTGTGTGGAACAAATATCAGAGTAAATTCAAGACATCCAATGCAAAATACTCTGGCGGTACTGCCAACTATTCCCCTGCTTCTGATTCCGTAACTTTGGATATTACAAGGGCAGCAAGCGGCAGCAGCTATCAAACGCCATACCAAGTGCTGTATCACGAATACGGTCACATGACGGATTATCTTGCTGCGCGGGAGTTCGGATATAACAACTATGTGGCTTTCACACAGGTCTTTAATGGACTTGATTCCAACGGTAAAGCAACATTTATTCAAGGGATGTCAGGCGGCTTGTTAGGGCAAACGGCAAAGGATGAACTTAAAGCCCTTATCAAGAGTACCAAAAAGGCACACGGCGTAACGACAAAGGCTGAAGCGGCGCAGATCATCATTGATGAAATCAAGAAGGATTATTCACTGATTGCGCGTTCGGATGTGTCTGATATGCTTGAAGGTGCTGGAATTGGTGTTGCGTATCCTTTGGGCGTTGGACACGGAAAGAGCTACTGGAAAAACAGAGACAACGGCAAAGAAATCTTTGCAGAAATGATGTCGGCAGAAGTTGCAAGCCCTGATTCCTTGGCTTGCATCAAGAAATACTTTCCTGAGACTTACAAAGTATTCAGGACTATTTTGGAGGTCATAAAATAATGGAAGAAGCGCTGGAAAGGTATTATCAGCAGTTTGGCGAAAACTATCCGTTGATGATTGCTGACACCAAAACTGACGAAGAAATCATTGCAAGAATCAACCGTTGCATTGAAACCAATCAGCCCGAATCTGAACCGGGATATGATGACGGTTCGGATTATTGACAGGAATAAAGCATCGTGCATCCGCACGGTGCTTTTTCTATGCTCAAAACGCACGGCGTGTGTTTTTCGTGTGGTTTTGATGCGTTTATCGTGCCAAAATATGCCCTTGGGGTCTGCGGACTGCCCATGAAAGCTATTGTTCTGCGGAGCATTTAAGAAAGGCAATATCAGCAAGTAAATAATCAAGTAAAAACATAAGAAACAACTAAAGATAACTTAATAAACTTCGTAAGAAAGCAACTTGTAATTAAAATTTACAGGTTGTTTTTTAATTTATGAAAGGATGGTAAATAACCATGAAAAGATGTTGGAAGGATTGGATCAAGAAGGCTGGTATCAGAGCGCTGAAAACCGTTGCGCAGACTGCTGTTGCAACCATCGGAACCAGCGCCGTGCTGAGTGAAGTAAACTGGATCATGGTGGGCAGCGCTTCCCTGCTGTCCGGTGTGCTGTCTCTGCTGACTTCGCTGGCCGGTATTCCCGAGGAATGCGAGGTTGAAAGCAATGGCTAAAGTATTTCTGTCCCCCAGCAACCAGTACGATAACCGCTATGCCTACGGTGACACCACCGAGGGCGTACAGTGCGGCAAGATCGCCGAGGCCTGCAAGGCGGCCTTGGAGCGCAGCGGCGTGACTGTGAAGCTGATGCATGACGAATCCATGCAGGAGAAGTGCCAGGCATCTAACGCCTTCGGCGCTGACCTCCATGTTCCCATCCACACCAATGCCTTTAACGGCACGGTGAGCGGCACGCGGATGTTCTGCTTTAACAGCAACGGTGAGGGCATGAAGGCCTGCAAGGCCATTTTTAACCGCCTGGCACCCGTTACCCCCGGCACCAGCGAGAATATCCGGGTGGACGCTTCCCTGTACGAGGTACGGGTGCCTGCCGCCCCTACGGCCTACATCGAGTGCGAGTTCCACGACAACGCCAGTGCGTCTAAGTGGATCGTGGAGAACACCGGGCTTATCGGTGAGACCATCGCCCGGGGCATTTGCGACTACTTCGGCGTGACCTTCAAGGAGAAGGAGCAGCCCAAGCCCGCCCAGCCGACCGGCGATAAGCTGTATCGCGTCCAGGTCGGCGCATTTGCCGTCCGCGAGAACGCGGAAAAGATGCTGAAGCGGCTGACAGCTGCCGGATTTGCCGGTTATATCAGAGCTGATTAAACCATTTTCGTGACATCACGGATATGGTTTTTTCATTGCCCGGGACACGGCACTTAAACTATCCAACAAATAATTTTGTCTTGCGCCCGGACGCTTAAACGGGTGCTTGTCAGTGGATGATACCACGCTTAAAAACAACGACAAGAAAGGAAGCACAAACAATGGAATTTCTGAAAGAGATTTTGGGCGAAGAACTCTATAAGCAGGTGGAAACCGCGCTCAACGCCTACAACAGCAACGAAGCCAACAAGGACAAGCAAATCAAGCTTGCCAACCTTGGCAGCGGCGAATATGTCGGCAAGGGGAAGTATGATTCCCTTCAGGCGTTGCTTGACGGAAAGACGACCGAACTGGACACCGCCAACGGCCTGATTGCCGAGCTGAAGAAGGGCACCAAGGGCAATGAGGACTTGCAGGGCAAGATCACAGGCTATGAAACGCAGGTGCAGCAGCTTCAGGCAGAGCTTGAAAAGACCAAGCTGGAAAACGCTATCCAGCTTGCCTTGCGCGATGCAAAGGCGGTCGATCCCGACTATTTGGCTTTCAAGCTGCGCGAGAAGTACAGTGCCGATGAACTGACGCTTGACGAAAACGGCAAGGTAAAGGGCATGGATGACAAGCTGGCCGGGCTGAAAACGCAGTTCCCGGCGCAGTTTGAAGGCTCCGGCAGTAAGAAGGTCATCGAGAACAAGCTGCCTGACGATCAGGGCGGCGGCGATTCTGTGACGAAGGATGACTTCGCCAAAATGAGCTACCAGGAACGGCTGAAGCTGTTCAACGAGAATCCCGATACCTACGCAGAACTCACAAAAAACTAACATGAAAGGAAACTGATACAATGGCTAATCAGACTACCAAACTTTCTGACCTGATTAATCCCCAGGTCATGGCGGACATGATCTCCGCTAAAATCGCAAGCAAGATCGTTGTCGCGCCCTTTGCGAAGATCGACACCACCCTTCAGGGCGTTCCCGGCAACACCGTTACCGTTCCGCAGTACGCCTATATCGGCGATGCTGCCGACATCGCGGAGGGCGTGGCCGCTGAAACCGTGAAGCTGACCGCTTCCACCACTACTGTCACCGTCAAGAAGGCCATGAAGGCCGTTGAGCTGACGGACGAAGCGGTTCTTTCCGGCTACGGCAACCCTGTTGGCGAAACCAACACCCAGCTTGCGAAGTCCATTGCTTCCAAGGTGGACAGTGATGCTATGACTGCCCTTCAGGGCGCACAGCTCACCTATGACGGCAGCGCCGCCGCGATCAAGTATTCCGGCATCGTGGACGCTATTGATCTGTTCGAGGAGGAGATCAACAGCGAAAAGGTCATCTTCGTCCACCCCAAGCAGGTGACGCAGCTCCGCAAGGATTCTGATTTCATCAGCGCGGACAAGTACAAGGCCGGTGTCATCCTGTCCGGCGAGATCGGCATGATCGCAAACTGCCGTGTGGTGCCGTCCAAGAAGGTGCCCGTGGTGAAGGTTGGCGAAACCGGCAGTCAGGTTGATTGCTACGCCTGCCCCATCGTCAAGCTGAACAATGATGCGGAAACCGAGGATGACGCTGCCGCGCTGACCATCTACCTGAAGCGTGACACCAATGTGGAGACTGACCGCGTGAGCCTGTCCCGCAAGACTGACATTTCCGTTGACAAGCACTACGCCGTGGCCCTGTCCAACACTTCCAAGGTGGTTCTGGCCAAGTTCAAGAAGTGACAAGTCGCTTTGTTAAAAGCGTTGGATTGAAACAAGAAGTAAGGAGCTGAAACCTTATGATTATGACCGTTGCCGAACTGCGGCAGTTTGTGACAACGGGCGAGGAGGATCAGGCGCTTGAAGCACGACTTCAGGCGCTTGAACTTCTTATCCGCGCATATACCAACAACAACTTCCAGCAGCGGGGCTTCCGCATTGAAGCTGACATCCGGGGCGGCGTGTTCATGTCCGAAAGCCTGATTCCGTTTGCTGTGGGTGACACGGTGATGATCTCACAATCGGACTTGCAATCGGATTGCCTTTGCACAGTCAAGGAAATCACGGATGACACCACATTCACGGTGAATGAATCGTGTGCTGATGATGACTGCATCCTTGTGACCAAGGTTGTCTACCCCGCAGATGTCAAGCTGGGCGTGGCAAATATGCTGAAATGGCAGCTTGACAATGGGAACAAGGTTGGAGTTGCTTCAGAAACGATTTCAAGGCACTCTGTGACATATTTCGACATGACCGGGGACAATTCCGCAGCCGGATTCCCGAAGGCTCTTACGGGCTTTCTAAGGCCGTATATGAAGGCCAGGTTCGGACGGGGGTTGAGAGTATGAAAGGCATCGGCGGCAACATCACGGCAACGATCCAGGTATACACTTCCACCAAGAATGAAATTGGCGAGAATGTGAAGGCGTGGACGGACGCGCAGACGCTCAAAGGCTGGCTTGACCTTTCTGCCGGTGACGCACGGCATACCACCTTCAATGCCAAAATCCAAGAATCCACCCATGTCTTTGTAGCTGACTATGTGCCGCTTGACAGTCGGATCACTGCCGAAAGTAGCAGAATGGTTATCGGCGGCAAGCGATACGAAGTCACGCTGATTGACAATCCAATGGAGATGGGCAGCGGATCACAGCTTGAAATCTATCTGAAATACACGGGAGGTCAGTAAAATGGCAGATGTTGAATTTATTGACAACCATCTTCAGGTAAACAGAGCCATTGATGATGCTGTGGGTGCGTTTCTGCTGGAAGCGGCTGCGGAGCTTGTGTCAGCTACGAGGAGAAACACGCCTAAAGACACCGGGCAGCTTAAAGGGTCATGGGCGGCAAATGTCGATGAATCCAAAGGTGAAGCTGTTATCGGCAGTCCACTGGAAAATGCTATCTGGACAGAGCTGGGAACCGGCGAATGGGCTGTAAATCATAATGGCCGTTCTGGTGCATGGTATGTCCCCGCCGAAAAGGTCACTGGTAAGAAAAAGCCCACATTCAACGGCCAGGTCATTGTTGTGTATGGCAAGGACGGCCAAAAGTTCTACAAGACAAACGGCAAAAAGCCCGCACGGATGCTGCACAATGCCTTTGAGAAAAACAAGGCAAAGATCATCCGAAGGGCCGAGAAAATCTTCAAAGCGAGGTTTGATGACTAATGTCTAAAAATCTGCTGAAAGTCGTGTCAGACGGCATGACAGAATTGGGGCTTGAATACGAATTCGGCGAATACACAAAGGAGCCGATTGTATACCCCTATTTTGTCGGTGAGTACACGGAAACAGAGCCTATGACAGAGGACGGCTTGCAGGAAACGACCTTCATGCTGTCAGGCTTCAGCCGTGGCACATGGCTGACACTGGAAAATGCAAAAGCGAAGATCGAGAACTATTTCAACAAGGTATATGGCAAGACGGTCATGGTTGGCGATGGGTCAGCCGTGGCCGTTTTTTATGGCAATTCCTTGATCGTTCCCACCGGGGACGAAGAACTGAAGAAAATCCAAATCAATCTACAATGCAAAGAATGGAAGGTGAGCTGATATGAGCAAAGAGGGCAAGACCGGCGTATCTGCCAATACCCCCAAGAATATCATGTTCGGGGCTGGTACGATCCACAAGGGTCTGAAGTATACCAGCAACGCATGGAACTTTGACAGCACCATTGTTGGTGCCACTTCCGGCGGCTCCAAGCTGTCCATCGTGCCGGAGATTACCAACATCGAGGTTGACGGCGCACTGGTTAAGGCCAAGGGGCTGACCGTCAAGACCGGCGAAACGGCCAGCATGGAGATCAACTTCATTGAGCTAACCAAGGACATCATCAAAACCGCCACGATCGGCACAGACGGCACATCCGATGATGCAACAAACTATGATGTGATCGAATCCAAGGCGAATATTGCCACGGGCGATTATTGGGAAAACATCGCCTTTGTCGGCAAGACGCTGGAAGGCAAGAACATCATTGCCATTATGGACAATGCGCTTTGTACTTCCGGCTTTGAGCAGGAAGGCAAGAACAAGGAAGGCGCTGTCGGCAAGTACACATTCGAGTGCCACGCAGACCTGACCAGCGACCTGGACAAGCTGCCTTGGCATATCTACTACCCGAAGGCATCCGAAATCTGATCTGTAAGGGCAGAATCACAAAATGCAAGTGGTTCTGCCCTTATTTGCATTAAATGCGAAAATAATTGAAAGTGTGGTTATATAAAATGCCTGAAAACATCGAAAAGACCTATGAGCTGCGAGACCTCCAGGCTGATGATTTGTTTGTTATTGTAAGCATCGTCAGCAAAATCGGCATCAAGGAGTTCAAGGCTTGCTTTGCATCCGATGATGTCAAGGCCGCTGTTAAGAGCATGGCGAAGAAGGACGAAAAGGAAGAAGCTGCCGACAACAGCAACGACATTACTTCTGTCGGCATTTCTGTGGCTTTGGACATCGCTTCAATCCTGATGGCGAACATCGGCAAATGCAAGAATGACATCTATGCGCTGCTGTCCAATTTGTCCGGCATGAAGGCCGCCGACATTGCAAAGCTCCCGGTAATGACCTTCACAAGCATGATCGTTGACCTTGTGAAGAAAAAGGAGTTTGCAGATTTTTTTCGGGAAGCTGTAAAGTTGTTCAAGTAGGCGATATTCAATTCTTCGATGTCCTGTTTCAGCGGTATGCAAATCCAATGATTTTATTGGATCAGATGGCAAAGACCGGGCGGCTGTATGAGTTCATCAGCGCGGTTGTCCGCATACGCAACGAGGAACAGGAAGAAAAGGTCATGTGGGAATACTGGCTGCACAAGGATTTTGAGCGCTCCTATCCTGAATTTCTTAACGCAGCAGGTGGAAACAGTACCACGCAGGCCGAGCCGGAAACAACCAGCAAGCAGGAGCTGACAGAGATTGTCAAGCAATCTATGAAAATAGCATCATTCGTGCCACAAGAGGAATGAATTGCGGCCCCTTCCCTGCCCTATCAATTTAGGGAGGGAACAACATGGAACTTTTCAAGCTGTTAGGCACAATCGCCGTTGATAACGCACAGGCGAAGCAGGCCATTGACGAAACTGCATCAACAGCAGATAAAGGAAGCAAGAAAACGGATTCTTCCTTTAAGAAAATCGGTGAATCGGCACTGAAAATCGGAAAGGCTGTTTTTACTGCCGGTGCTGCACTTGGCGGCGCATGGATAGCAGCTATTGAGGGTTCCAGGGAATATAGGACAGAAATGGGCAAGCTGGACACGGCTTTTGTCACAAATGGCCATTCCTCCGAAGCGGCAAAGAAAACCTACCAGGATTTACAGGCCGTTTTGGGTGATACGGATGTATCTGTTGAAGCTGCAAACCATTTAGCTGTCATGACCGACAACGAAAAGGATTTGCAGACCTGGACGGACATCTGCACCGGCGTTTTTGCAACATTCGGCGACAGTTTACCCATCGAGGGCTTGACGGAAGCGGCCAACGAAACGGCAAAGGTCGGCGAAGTCACCGGCCCATTGGCAGACGCTTTGAATTGGGCCGGAATATCCGAAGATGCATTCAATGAAAAACTTGCCAAGTGCTCCAATGAACAGGAGCGGCAAAGGCTTATTATGGACACTCTGAACGGGACTTACAAGAAAGCGTCCGAACAGTACAAGGAAACCAATGCCGATGTCATAGCGGCGAATAGGGCCAACGAGAAGCTGACAAGCGCCTTTGCAGAATTGGGGCGTGTTGGTGAACCGATTTTGACCGCTATCAAGAATAAGACCGCTGACATGGTGGCCGCTGCTGTTCCCCTGCTTCAATCCTTTATCACGAAAATAAAGGACATGATTAAGTGGTTCAAGCAAAACAAAAACACCGTGCAGGCGTGGGCGGCTGGCATCCTTGCCGCCACGGTCACAGTGTCCGGGTTTGTTCTTGTGCTGAAGTGGGGCAGCATTATGAGCAAGGCAACCACCGCCCTAAAGCTGGTCACAGGCGGCGTGAAGGCCCTGAATTTGGCCATGAAGGCGAATATAATCGGCCTGGTCGTGTCTCTTATCATCGGCCTTGTGGCGGCCTTCGTGTACCTTTGGAAGAACAATGAAGGATTCCGCAACTTTTGGCTGAAGATGTGGGAAAAGATCAAGTCCGCCACTTCCTCCGCTGTCAAGTGGATCAAGAGCAAGTTCAACGATCTGAAGGATGTTGTTTCCAGGGTCAGAAACACATTCGGCAGTATCAAGGACGCTATTGCTGACAAGATTGATGGTGCGCGGGACGCTGTAAAAAAAGCCGTTGATAAGATTAAGGGCTTTTTCCCATTGAGTGTTGGCAAGATTTTTACAAATTTGAAAGTCCCGAAAATCACTGTCAGCGGCGGCAAAGCACCCTTTGGCATTGCTGGCAAGGGCAAGAAGCCCAGCTTTGATGTCAAATGGAACGCTGAAGGCGGTATTCTTGACCGGCCCACCATCTTTGGCAGCATCGGAAACACGCTGCTGGGCGGCGGCGAAGCCGGGAAAGAAGCCATTGCGCCCATTGACACGCTTCTTGACTATGTACGCGCTGCTGTCAGCGCAGAAAACGAAGGAATCAGAAAGACGCTGATTGAGCAAAACCAAATCCTGATTGACTTTTTGGCCCGGTCTATGCCACACGGCGTTATGCTGGATTCCGGCGCACTGGTTGGGGAGCTGACACCGGCGATTGATATTCAGTTGTCGGACAGATTGAGAAACACACAAAGAGGAAACACACGATAGAAGGCTGCTTTCCGGTGGCCTTCTTTTATTTTATCTTCACAGAAAGTGGGTGAAGGTCACTTGGAAATTTTTAAGCTACTTGGCAAAATTGCTATTTCCGGGTCGGATGAAGCAAAAAACGAAATCAATGAAACCACAGAACACGCAGAGCGGAAAGGCTCTAAGCTTTTAAGCACAATGGCGAAAATCGGCACTGCCGCCATTGCTGCGGGTGGTGCTGCTGTTGTAGCTATTGGCAAACAGGCTTTGTCATCGTATGCGGACTATGAGCAGCTTGTAGGCGGCGCAGAGCTGATGTTTGGCGAAGCCTATGACTATATTGCAGATAAGGCGGCAAACGCATACAAGACCGTGCAAATGAGCCAGAATGACTATTTGCAGCAGGTAAACGGCTTTGCCACAGGGCTGAAAACTGCGCTTGGAGGAAATGAACAGGCGGCAGCAGAACTGGCCGACAGGATTATCAATGCGGAAGCGGATGTTGTCGCGGCAACCGGCAATTCACAGGAAGCTGTGCAAAATGCTTTCAATGGAATCATGAAGTCCAACTATACCATGCTGGACAACCTGCAAATTGGTATCACGCCAACGAAGGAAGGATTTCAAGAAGTCATTGACAAGGTAAATGACTGGAACGCCGCAAACGGACGCGCCACGGAATACCAAATTGAAAACCTTGCGGATTGCCAAAGTGCCCTTGTCGATTATATTGAAATGGTCGGAATGCAGGGGTATGCGTCAAGGGAAGCGGCAGATACAATTCAAGGTTCTGTTGCATCCATGAAAGGCGCATGGAGTAACCTGCTTACCGGCATTGCTGACGAAAATGCGGACTTCAAAACTTTGACAAGTAACTTTGTTGATAGCCTTGTTTCCGTTGGCAAGAACATTATCCCGCGCATTAGTGTCATCCTGGGCGGCATTTCACAGTTGGTCACATCTGCATCTACCACGATTATTCCGATGGTCATTACCACCATCACAGACAACCTTCCTGCGCTTTTGCAGGCGGCGGTTGCACTTGTCGGCGCATTGGGACAGGGTATCATTGATAGCCTACCTGCAATTACGCAAGCAGCAATCGACATTCTTTTCTTCCTTGCGAATGGCCTGATAGAAAACCTGCCCACGCTCATTGACGGCATTGTGCAAGTGACCCTGACGATTGTGCAAATGCTGACAAGCCCGGACTTTTTGACGCAGCTCATTGAAACGGCAATCCTGCTGATTATGACGCTTGCGCAGGGCCTGATTGACGCGATTCCGCAGCTTATCGCGGCAGTACCTCTGATTATTGGCAACTTGCTTGCCGCAATCATTGTAGAGCTGCCGAACATTATTCAGATGGGAATTGACCTGCTGTTTGCGCTGATTGACGGAATTATTCAGTGTATTCCGCAACTTGTGGCGGCGGTTCCGACACTGATTATTTCGTTTATCAACGGCATTGTTAATAACCTTGATAAAATTATCCTTGCCGCACCGCAAATCATTGTATCGCTGATTACCGGCATTGTCGGAGCAATCCCGGAACTGATTGCATCTGTCCCGCGCATTATCGCGGCCATTGCTGACACGATCCGAAATTATGACTGGGGCGGCATCGGTAGAAACATCGTTCAGGGTTTGAAAGACGGCATCGCCGGAATGTGGGACAACATAAAAAACTGGTTCAGCGAGAAGGTAAATGGGCTGGTTGGCGGTGTGAAAAAAATCCTTGGTATTGCATCCCCGTCCAAGGTCTTTGCGGGCATCGGCGGCTTTATGGCCGAAGGCTTGGGCGAAGGCTTTGACGATCAATTCGGGGCCGTAAAAAAGGGCATTGAAAACAGCATGAACTTTGACGCTGGCATCATTACGGCAGGAGCAAAAATCAGCGGAAA